CGCTACTCGATGTAGTTTGTGGAATTCTGGGCGACTATGCTGCAACAATGCCAGAAAACTTCCTGTTAGACACAGGTAATGGTGCACACCCAACAGAAATCGCTCGTCTTCGTGGTGTCCGTTTCGTTATGGCATCAGAAACTCGTCCGGATGGAAAGTTTAATGAGTCTCGTGTAAAAATGCTGACAGGTGGCGACATGCTATCTGCACGTTTCATGAACCAAAACTTCTTTGACTTTAAACCAACACACACACTATTTTTAGCTGTTAACCATCTACCTGCAGTTAAATCTGGTGGTGACGGTTTTTGGAGAAGGTTAAGGAAAATAGATTTTAAAGTTACTATCCCTAAAAATAAGCAGCGTGAAAACTTTGCTCAAACCATGATCGAACAAGAAGGCTCAGGTATCCTGAAATGGATTATTGACGGTGCTGTACGTGTAACTAACCAAGGCTTCAACGAACCTGAAAGCGTACGCCTAGCTACCCTAGAATATCGTCATGAAGAAGACCACATCGCTAAGTTCATTGATGAGAGCATCGTGATAGCTGTAGAAGGCACCGTAACTAAGACTGCCCTGTTTAACTCATACCGTGACTGGTGTGAAGCTAATGGCGAGAAATCAATTAGCCAGAACGCCTTTAACCGTGAGATCCGTTCTCGCCTGAACGCTCCAGAAACAGAATTATCGGGTATTAGAATGTTCAGTGGCATTAAACTTTTTGTCGACGAACCAGCTAGACTTGTTAGAGAAGTTTTAGGCGGTAGGGAAGTAGATGAGTACTGGAACAGATAACCCTTGTGGAGCCTGTAGAGCAGGTTTCCCTAACGAATGTGAATATTCATGGGATGACGACAATTGGGTTTCTTGTGGTGAAATTCAATTTACTGTTTCAGGTGACGTAAAATCGAGGGAAGGTAAATCTGATGCAGGATCAGCAGACTCAGGTTATATTGATGACGGCTATGCTAGCGTTAAAGAAATCGGGGAATACAAGGATCCTCTCTCGACGGGGCGCAAGCGTGCTGCTCAAATGTATCCTATTGACGTTGGCATGGTATGTGAGTGGGCTGGACTCAAGTTGGCTGGCGGTGGGGTGTTTCCTATTGTCGGTTGTATTGGTAGGGCTGCTTCTGATCGACATCACGGTCCTGACAAAAATACGATGAACAATGCTGAGGGTAATGTTCACCGGATTTGCGATCATTGCCACAACACGTGGCATGCTTTAAATGATCCTGAATATGGTCCTAGACCAGATCATACGCAGCCTTTTATCCCTAAAGGTCAGCTTGGTGTTGACTGGTTTAAGCATGACAGTAAAACTAAAGCTACGACCGAAGAGATCCTTGCAGCTGAAGCTCAAAGATTAGCTGAATCATCATAACGGAACCCTAACTGTAACTCTGGTTCGGTACTGTAACTCAATGACTCTGTAACTGATTGGTTAGGGTTATTAAAAATAAGATCCCCCGACGTTTTACATTTATGTCCATTGCGCCACTGGTTTAAAAGTTTTATTTCATCGTCACGATCTGCCGTAAACGATGCACCACAACTACAGGATTCGCTGACACTCATTTTGCTTTAAACTCTTTACCTCTGAACCATGCTTTACCGTTATCGATTTGCACTAGTTCAGTAAAGAAGTCACCCGAAGCGTCAACAGTTATTACTGCTATACCTTGCTGCCAGTTCTCATAGTATGTTGCTGGTGTTCCGTCAGTTTTAGTTGATCCGTTAACTGAAGGAACTGCACCGTCTACTCTGCAGAGGCATCCGGGTGAGATTGCAACAGACTTGATGGAACCTTGGCGATCAAATACAGTACGAGATTGCAGCTCCTGTCGGTGCACGTGACCAAAGACTGTGGAGATGTGTGGTGTGTCATTGGTGTATGCGGCTGCTGTAGATCCGTTGGATCTAACTTTTGTGCCGTGGATTGCCCGAAGACGATCGTTAATCCAGTAGGCTCCGGCTGGGTAGGCATCAATATACTCAACTCCTATTTCATCTAAACGCAAAAGGTAAGGAATACTCATTACCGGTAGCCCTTTAGTGTTTGCTCGTCTTAAACCAAAAGCACTAGCCGCATTAGTGTTAATAAATTTTTCCATGCGGCGATCATGGTTACCTTCGATTAAAACTATTTTAGCTTTTGGTCCTGCTGCTGCACGTTGCTGTTGCAAGAACAAGTGACCTCGATCAATCGAATCTTGTGTGGTGGCTGCAAAAGCAGCTTCTTGCTCAAAGCGCCCTTGTGCCGGTAAATCCAAAAAGTCACCCAAGTTAATAACCGTATCAACTTTGTCGTTCTCTTCAAGCCATGAGGTAATTTGGATAGCGATATCCATAGCACGCTCATCATGAAAAGGATCCATCGTGTCACCAATTTTCCGGTAGCCGATTTGCGGATCCGGCAAGATAACGTGCACTTCATGTTTAGTTTTCCTCGACTTTGCTGGCTTAGGTGCGTTAATAATTACCGGTTGCGCTTGTGTCACCGGCATCCAATCTGGTTTTAAAGTTAGTTCTTCGAACATAAACAGTCCCCCTTTCTGTGAGCTGATACAGCTTTCTCATTTGTCTTAAAACCCCTACTGATCACAGCTTCAGTTAAAGCTTTGTGATTCCAGCGAGGGTCATCAAGAGCATCTTTTAGTATTTTAAGATCCTTGTCATCTAGCGTTTTCATTTCTTTAGCTAACGAACATAGTTTCTCTATTACCGGTGGTTCTAGTCCTTCAAACATCCGTCTCTCCTGTCTGTAACTAGTTTACTGGATTTTTATCTTCCACAAGCTTCCAAGAAGGTCTAACTGCACATACAATGTTTCTGTATGGACGGATCTTATAGTACACTCCGTCACCATTTACTTGGTCCCCTGTTCCATCAGGATTAATTGTATTACCTTCTACGCAATAAACTCGCTTTGCGATCTTGTTGTGTCTAATAGCGATCCCTACGTGGTCTGCCTCGTCTGTACCACGGAAGTTCATAAACACGATATCTCCGGGCTGAATTTTGTTAGCTGGGATCACTTGGTTCGTTTTTTCGAAGTGTTTTACGGCTGCTGTGCAGCTGTGGAAACCTTTTTTGGTTTGAGCGTTGGCTACAACCGCTCCTGCTCCTGCTTTATTAAAAGCGTAGGAAACAAACATCGCGCACCATGGGATATTGTTTCTGCCGTACCATTTGCCAAAAATGCTGTCGTTGTTTTTACCTTCTTTGTATTCTTCGTCAGCAAATTTTCTTGCTATCTTAAGAACTTCTTTAGCTGTAATAGCCATATTATTCCTTACTTGTTAGTGTGTTTATTGTTTCTTCTAAAGCCTCTACTTTTGCTACAAGAAGTTTTACTGTGTCAGCAACTGTTTTTAAATCTTCAGGACTGACGTACCCATCTAAACCAAATTGCTGTAACAGTTCATTAATTTCATCCATTACGCCCACGCTCCAGAAATAATTCCCGGCGTACCGGTACCTATCTTTTCGATCTCTAACAGTGTTCCTGTTTGTGCGGTAGCAGAAGATCCACCGCCTGTAGAGATCTGATATTTAAATTCCACGGTTCCACCAGTTGTAGCGTTTGATTGGAAGAAACCTTCGATTAGGATTGTTCCACCGGTTACGCTTGCAGATAAGCTTGGGCTGATGCTTACAGCTGCCGTCGATGTTGTTCTGAATGACTGTACACCACCTGAAGTACCTGAAGCCCATACTGCACTATAGTTTATTGCTACAGGTGTTTGTGTAAATGTTGGAACTAACTGGATAGCTGCAGGTACGGCTGAGAAGGTAAAGTTAACACCTAAATTCAAACGGAAGTAGTAAGTCTTAGCCGCTTCTAAAGTTAAAGCTCTAGCGCCTGCTTGGAATATTGATTGTGAAGAGTTTGTGGTTGCGGCTGTTGCGTTAGCATTTGAGAATACACGGGCAATCGCTGGAACCATTAAACGACCTGTAGCTGTACCTGAAGTTACGGCATAAAATTTATCGCCGTCATAATCTAATGCACCGGAGGTTGCTACAGGTGTTGAAGTGTTAGTTTGGAACCGTATGGGTTCTACGGTTGTTGATCCGGCGGCAAGGATTAGATCGCTTGTTAATGTTCCGCCAGTAAATGTGCCACCAACGGTTGTCCATGTTGGTGTTGTTCCTGCACCGCTAGAGGTTAATACTTGACCGCTGGTACCTAATGATCCGTTTAGGTTGATTGGCGAGTTAGCACCTGAAAGAGTTAAACCTCCTGTTGTGTTTACACCGCCTGCACCTGTAAATCGTGCACCTGCTGTTGATCCTGTACTTGAAATGTTGTCAACGATAGTTTCTTCTACACCCGCTGCACCAGTTCTAGTAGCAAGTCTCAATGTTCCTGCAGTTGTACCGTCACGGAAATAGAGAGTACCAAAATTTAGTCCAGGTGATGACGCTTGAGCAGTTGCCCTACCCATAACAAAAAGAGCACCAGAGTTTGCTTCTGTCATTTGACCAGTACTATTTAGAGTGGCAACATTTGTTGCTTTAAAGTTTCCACCAGAATCTACCCTCGCTAATACTGTTCCACCAGAGTTTTGCCATTCAGTAAGGTTTGCGGTCTGTGAAGTCATGCCACGAACTATTAGACCTTTTTGATTAGCGGCAGAAGGTGCTATACCAATACCAGAAGTGTCATAGTTAGTGAAAATACCTGTAAGGCCTGCTGTGGTAGAAGCAAATACGCCTGACCGAATTACGCCTGTGCTGGAAACTGCCGCTATGACTGTTCCGCCAGAGCTCTGCCATTCTTGTAGGTTTGCCGACTGACTTGCCGCACCCTGAACAACTAGACCTTTATTAGCAGCAACATCATTAGTGATAGTGACTTTTGTTCCCGTTGTTGTTGATGTTCCAAAATTTGTTAAAGTGCCGTTAAATCGGATAGCATAAGTTCCTTGAACAGCAACACCATTAGTTGAATTGGTCAAATTGTAAAAAGAACTGGTAGAGATAATCCCGCCTGAATCAACTTTTGCAACAGTTCCGCCTGCCGAGTTTTGCCATTGTTGCAGATCAGCTGTTTGACTTGCAACGCCACGAATAACAGCACCTATTGTTGCTGCATTTATGGGAGTAACAGATAACTGACCTAAACCTGTTGAACCGCCTGCACGAATTTGATCAAAAACATTTACGTTTCCGGTAATATTGGCGTCAGTTATGATTCCTCTTGGCATTTAGTCTCCTTAGCCAATCATTGTTACTATGAAGTCTCCTGCAGTAGTAATAGCGTTTGATGTCATGTTCCAGCTTATCGTAACGTCACCGGTTGAGCTGTTAATCGAAACTTCAGCATCAACATCTACGTATGCTACACCGCTCTTCTGCTTCAACTGCACAACAGTATAAGCGTCAGCAGGTAACCCGTGAGTAGCTTGGGTGATTGACCAGCTTAAAGTATAGATAGGTCCAGCACCTGAAGGGGTTGTGGCTGGGAAAGATGCAGTGTATTTTTGTGGAAGGGTTTTGCCTGTGTCAGCTAAACCGGTTGCGCTTCGTGCAGCTGATTTTGTTGTTGCACCTGTACCACCTTGAGCGACGGCTACAGTAGTGAAACCTGTTCCAAGTGCTCCAGAGGTTAAGGTTCCTACAGTGGTGATCGTTGCTTGTCCAGCATAGTTTGTAGAAATGTCTACTGCGTTAGCTGAAACGCTAATGCGGTCAGTGGTTCCTACAACGTCAATCGCGTTGCCTGATTTAGTTAAACCGTTACCGGCGATAAGCCCTGTTGATGAGGCAAACAAGGTGAAGGTTAACTGGGTTCCAGTTGCACCACCGATGGTGATTGGGTTGTTTGTGGTTAAAACCCAAGCCGAGTCTTGGTTGTCTGTTCCTTCTTCAACCCAAGCGTAGGCTCCAGCTGTTACTTCAGCGTCAGAGTCGAAGTCTGTTGCACGGTCCCATGTACCGTTTGATCCTGTACCAGCGGTTGTTACTACCCAGATACCGTTTGCGGCGTTAGGGGAAGCACCACCTGCACCGTCTTTGATAAGGATTCTGTTGCCGTTTACTAGGGTAACGCCGTCTAGGATGTTTGGGGCGTTGGTTATTTGTCCTCTAGTGGAGGTTCCTCCTGTGGAGGTGTAGGTTACGCTGCTAAGTACGGCTGTTGTTGCGGCTCTAACAGAACCTTTAACGTCGATACCTGAAGCTATACCATCAACGTACCCCTTTGTGGCTGCATCATCTGAAGCTATTGGAGTGGCTAGTCCTGTAATTCTTTGGTTGTTCATCGGCACGGATGCTGATGTTGCGTTGCTGGTGGCGATAGAGTTTAAGGTACTTGTGCTAGGTAGGTATGTGATCCAGCTTGTACCGTTGTAAACGTATAGGACACCTGTTGTAGTGTCAGTATAAACCTGACCTTTAATTGGGCTGGCAGGTGTGGTTGTAGGATGGATGACAGCATTTCTTAGCTGATTTTTATTCAGATCGAGGTCTGTTAAAAATGTACGTGGCATGGTTTCCTAAGATAGATACGCTTTACCGCTAGAAGCAGCAGTAAACGTTATTGTCAAGTTGTTATTATCAGTATACACCACGTCACCTTCGATTATTCCTCCACCAGAGTCTTCCACAGTCACGTTTGGCTTGTATCCAAGGTTGTGAGCTATAGCCCATGTTGTTGATGCTGGTCCTTGAGTATAAGCAAAAGTTCCGCTTAGGGCAGCGTTACCATTTTTCCACAGCCCTGCTACCCCATCATAGACTAAAGCTTGCCCGTTTGTTGGGCTAGTTATTAAAACATCGTGAATTTCCGGCAATTCATAACCGTTTTGTACTTTAATTAATACACCACCGTTAGCTGCTTTTTTAGCTACCACACCCACATAAACCATGTGGTTAGGGGCTTGTGGCTTTGTAGCTGTCCAATCGCCAGCAACGGTAGGAGACAGGTAAAGCTGGTCGCCATCATTAGCGGCATTAGTGTTAATACCCTCAAGATAGCCTTCAATCATCACGTATCCGCTAGTGTTTGTGGGAATATCGTCTGAAACCCAACCTAATGTTCTCGCTGAGGTAGCATCACTTGACGCTAAAGCTTTTGCTACGGTTACATGATTACCGGTAGCTCCATTAGTGTAAACAATAGTGCCTTTAGCTAGAGTAGCTCCGGTATTGTTTCTCACTAAAACATATAAAGCCGATCCGATACCTCCGGGAAGGACGCCATCAAGATCATTAACATTGATCTTTACAGAGGTAATGCCATCGTGATTATGGTTACCGGGCGAAGCTTGTGTCGGAGAGGTTCCTAAAGTGTGGTGTTGTGATAGTCTGCTTTTATCTACATCAGAATTTATGTGCGCCTCATTAACTTCTTCAGCAGAAGGAACGTTGGTAGGATCAAATAAAGGCATAATACGATTATAGACTAAGGAAGAGACGTATGAGTAAACAAAAAGATATTGGCACCCGTGCCGAAACAGCAGTTAAAAATGCTATCCTCGCTCACGGCTATACACCATTAGAAGCACACCGCAATGTCTTAAAAGGGTCAGCTGACGAAGGTGACGTATGGTTAAGATCCATACTAGGTCTAATAGTGTTTGAAGTTAAAGGCGGCAAATCAGCTAAAGAAGCCTCCTACGAACAAATCAAAAAATGGTATGAAGAAGCCAGAACAGAAAAAGATAACGCTCAAGCCAGATTCGGTTTCCTCGTTACACAACGAGCTGGTGTAGGCTATCCAAGAGCAGGTGAATGGTGGCTATATGCAACCATAGAAGACATAGTGAAACTTAAAGTATGTTTAGATATAAAAGACAAAACACTGGTTCGTTTAACCTTAAACGACCTGCTAAACTTAATACATGGCTAGAGACGACATTGACTTTTCTGAAGCGTTACGGCGGTTGGGCGAAGGGCTCCAAGAAGCAGCCCACCAACCGAATCTATACGACTACGTACCTAGTTCGAAGCAAGAACTCTTCCATAAAGATGCAAATCCTGATCGACTCTATATCGGAGGAAACCGATCTGGTAAGTCACTTGGCTCAACTATTGAAGCAATATGGTGGCTCACCCATACGCATCCATATCGCAAAACCCCAGACGGACCGATACGAGGAAGAGTCGTAGCCGTCGACTTCCTTAACGGTGTAGACAAAATTATTCTGCCTTTATATAAACAATGGCTACCAAAAACCTATCTCATTAACGGATCTTGGGAACAAAGCTACTCCAGAGAACGGCACGTATTAACCTTAAACAATGGTAGTTTTGTTGAATTCATGTCCCAAGATCAAGACCTAGACAAATTCGCTGGATCCTCCAGACACTTCATTCACTTTGACGAGGAATGCCCACAAACAGTATTCAGAGAATGTTTAGCACGTCTAGTAGACACTAGTGGTGTCTGGTGGATGAGCCAAACACCAGTACAAGGAATGGAATGGATCTACGATGAAATCTATGTCCCAGCCAAAAAAGGTGAAAAAGCAATCGGAATTGTGGAAGCCGAAATTTTCGACAATCCTTCGCTCAGCCCTGAAGCGATTAACCGGTTCCTTGAAATGCTCCCAGAAGAAGAACGAGCAATCCGATCCAAAGGTCAATACGTGCATCTCGGAGGGGCAGTATTCCCGGATTTTACTCCACCAACACATTGCATTCCCAAGGGAGTTTTTACGCCCACACCAGACCACCGGATTATACGGACGATGGACTCTGGTTATACCAATCCAACAGTATGGTTGTGGCTTGCCATTGACGAAGAAAATAACGTCACAGTTTTCCGAGAACACTATAAAGCTAAACTAACCGTAGAAGAACACGCCACCATAGTTAACCAAATAACCCGTGACATAGAACGTCAATACGGATGTAAAGTCTGGTTAACTACAGGCGATCCAGCGATCAAACAAACCAAAGAGCAAACAGGAACCTCAGTGCAACAGGAATACCAGAAATACGGTATATATATTGCGGTAGACATGATTCCTACAGATCGTCGTATAGGATTAGAACGTATTAGACAATACCTAAAATTAAATAAAAAATCGAATAGACCTCATCTGATGATTACAGATGACTGCCCAAATCTAATAGCAGAACTACCCAAGTTACGTTGGAAGAAATGGGCAAGCCCAAAAGTAGCTGAACAAAACAACAAACTAGAAGACATCAGAGACAAAGATAACCACTGTTACGATGCCCTCAAATATGCGATGACCTTTATGAGTGACCTTGCCCCAACAAGGCAAGAAATCACATCAAATGTAGAGTCATTTCATACAATGTTTAGTGAAATATTTAACCCAGCCCACGAGTTCTCTGGCATAGACGACTCCGACGAGTGGGGACCAAACTGGCGAGGATCCTCGTCAACAAGAGAACTAGAAGGATAAAATGAGCGCATATTTTGATTTAGTAACAAACTTGCCTTACGTAAACTGCCAAAGATGCAACATAGGTGAAAACCTATATATAGTAAGCCCAAGCATCCCCCAGTCTGACGTAGGAGGCTTTATCTGTGTAAACTGTCTGAAAGAGTTAGCAATATTTGCAGGCTTCATCCCACAGGACGCACACAACAACCTGATCTCTGAACTTAACGATGTAATCGTTGAACAGAAAAAACAGATAAACTTAATTCCAAGCTTAATAGAAAAGGTAATTGATGGAACTAATAATATTCTTGCTGATTTTATCGTCAGTGTTGCTAGCGTCTCTAGCGTTGATAACGCTGTACAACCTAAAGGTAGTGAAACCAACGCTGGACAGTTTAAAGACAGCACTGGAGATGCAAAAGAACACGTTAACCAGCTCAAACAAAATAATAAGTCAGGCTCTAAATCTACTAAGTAGCAAAGATCCCTTAGCATATCAAATGGTTTCTGCGGTAACGCCTGAACCAGTAGACACTACGGTGTATAATGGACCTTATGTAACAGGCGAAGAGTATGCCATGCTTCTCGACGCTGAAAAACAAATGGAAGAAGCTTGGAAAATAGCTCAAGAAGACCTAGAGGATTAACGTGGCAGAAAAAAATATGCTGGAGGAGCTAGCCGCAGCTAAGCCAGATCTAACTGGTTTAGAGAAAATATTAGCAGCTGACACTTCTACACTTATGGAAGACAGCCTCCTAAACAAGTTTAAAAAGCAAGAAGAAGCTAAAAAACTTGTCGGCTGGATTAAGGCAGAATACAGTAAAGCTAAAACTAACCGTAAGATTGAAGAAAACGACTGGTATATTCAGTTGGCTTTCTACAACGGATACCAGTATTTTGATTGGAGAAGCTTCAACGGTAAAAGCAGCCTAGTTGAAGAACCAAACCCTGTCGGACTTCCACGTATTGTAGTTAACCGTATTGAACCAATTATTAGAACAGAAGTAGCTAAAACTACATCTGGTCAACCGTCAGCGTCAGTTATCCCTGCAAGCAACGATGACGACGATCTAATGGCAGCTAGCGCAGCGGAACAAGTGTGGCAGTCAATCTATGACAAAAACAACTTCCAAGCTAGCGTCCTACAGAAAGCAGAGTTCTGGAGAGCAATCACCGGAAACGGTTTTATTAAAGCCATTTGGGATCCATCAATTGAAATTCGTTCAACAGAACTAACTGTCGACCCATTAACTGGGAATAAAATCGCTAAAACAAAAGTTAGTGATAGAGGTGACGTAAGATTTGAAGCAGTCTCACCGTTCCACGTTTTTGTTCCAGACATGTCTCAAGAAGACATAGAAGAACAGCCATACATTTTTAACGTTTACCTAAAAAGCGAACAATGGGTTAAAAGCACATTTAAAAACGTGCTACCAGAAGACTTTAAACCAACTAAAGTTTCATCAAGCGAAATTCAAGAAGCAGCTTTGATGGATCTTCGTGGAGCTGACGGTGCAAGACCAGATAACGTTCTAATCATTGAAACTTGGATTAAACCAAACAGCTGCCCCTACGTACCACAAGGTGGATTAGTCACAATCGTTGACGACGAGATCGTACAATTCAGCAACACCGGAATTCCTTATGCACACGGAGAATATCCGATTGCACACATTCACGGAATTCAAAACGGAAAATTCTATCGCAGATCAGTAATCAAAAATCTGATCCCACTGCAACGTGAATACAACCGTACAAGATCACAAATCATCCACGCAAAAAACTTGATGGCTAAGCCACAAATGATGTTCCATGAAGGATCAGTAGATCCTCGCAAAATCACCGCTAAAGCCGGTCTCTGGATTCCAGTGCGTCCCGGATTTAGCATGCCGCAACCAGTACCAATCCAGCCTCTACCGTCATATGTTGTACAAGAAGTACAGCAACTACAAGCAGACTTTGAGGACCTATCTGGACAGCATCAAATCAGCAAAGGTAACGCAGCTCCCGGAGTTACCGCAGCTACAGCAATCGCATATCTAGGTGAACGTGACGACGCATACCTTACAACAGTGTTTAACTCTATTGAAGCAGCCATCGAAAAATTGGCACGCCAAGCATTAACGTTATTCGTTCAATACGTTAAAAACGAGAGACTTATTAAGACTGTTGGTAGCGACGGATCATTCGATGCGCTCATGTTAAGCGGTGCAGATATCGCTTCAGGAACGGATATTCGAGTTGAATCAGGATCTGCGCTACCAACTTCCAAGTCTGCACGTCAAGCACTGATCACAGAATGGATGAAGATGGGCTTCATCTCACCGCAAGACGGTCTACGTGTACTAGAGATGGGTATGCTGAAGCAGTACTACAACCTAATCAAGATTGATGAGAACCAAGCTCAACGTGAAAACTTGATGATGAAGAAACTTACTGCCGAAGAGATCAACAAGTTCTATCAGGATTGGGATCTTAAAATTCAGAATAACGATCCATCTGCATTTGCACCTAACCCAGATCCAGTAACTGGTGAAATGATCCCACTTGATCCACCACCAGTAGTAGCCGCTCACGATTACGACAACCATGCTGTACACATTGAAATCCACAACAGGTTCCGTAAGAGCCAGTCGTTTGATCTTCTATCGGATGAAGTTAAAGCTGAATTCCAGAAACACATTCAGTCCCACCAGCAAGCTTTGCAAAGTCAAATGATGATGCAACAACAAGGTATGGCACCTATGCAGGAAGCACCACAAGGTGAAGTTCAGCAGGGTGGCATGACAGATCAGTCGGGAATGACTGCTCAGCAATTAGGATAAGAAAACTAAGGAGACGAAAATGTCTGAAGAAATAAATGCCGGCATTCCCGGTCTAGAAACACCAAATGAAACTCCAGTTGAGTCAACTGAAAGTAACGAAAGTGAACTTAAAGTTCATCCTGCTTACGACAAGTTGCTAGCTGAGTTGCCTGCCGCTTGGCATGACAAGGTTATTCCTCACCTACAGGAACAGGATCGTGCATTCCAACAGCAGTTAGAGAAATACACTCCATTTAAAGAGTATGTTGATAGCGGTATTGATCCAGCATATATTGATCAGAGCATTCAAATCGCTCAGGCTATTGCAGAAGATCCGGTTGGTATTCACCAGAATCTTACACGTGCTTTGATGCAGCAGGGATTATTGCAGGCTGAGGCTGAAGCTGAAGCTGATGACATGATTTCTGAGTTTGCAGAAAACATGGAAGAAATGGATTTGCCAGAATCTATTAAACGAGAACTGGCTGAACGTGACGCTAAACTTAATTCTCTTGAAGAGTATATTCAGAATCAGGAATTAGAGCGTGAAACAGCTGTAGAATTGCAGGCTATTGAAGCTGAATTTGCTGGTATCCGTGACGTATATGAGGTTTCTGAAGCTCAGGAAACAGCTATTATTGAGCTTATGGAAGCAGCTTTGGCTCGTGGAGAAGACCTAAGTGTTGTTCAGGCAGCTAAAAAACTAGTAGATATTACTGGTGTGGGTTTTAAGCGTGTCGGTGTTCCAGATCTTTCTGGTGAAGCTCCTATCGTTGTAGGTAAGGGCGGTAATGGTGTTCCTTTTGAAAGCATCAATGTACCAAAAGATGATCGTGGGAAGAAAGACATGTTGGCTGAGATGTTTAAACAACAGTTCGGAAATCAGTAAGCTATACTAGAACAGTCAATACCCCTTCACGCAGAATAAAATCGGTGAAGGGGTTGTTCTTTATATAGATCAAATGTGATATCCTAATAATGTCTGAGTACAGCCCCCAAGGGGTCAGGGCAATAAGGCGTGTGCGTGTTCGCATAATCTAATCGTTTATCAATCAATTCTTTTTAGGAGAAAAACAAATGGCTTATACAGGTCAGTCCTTTGGAACACAGGGTTACGGTGCCGGTCAAGGTATCACCGCCTTTGCTTCTCAGGCAATCAAAATCGTGTATGGCGACCTCCACGAACAGCTAAGGGACAAAAACCCTGCGCTACAGTTCATCGAGGCTTCGGCATCACACATCACTCAGAACGGTAAGCAGGTTCAGTTTGACACCCACGTCGGAAGAAACTCCGGTATTGGTGCTCGTGGACTTCGTGAAAACCTACCATCTGCTGGTGCTCAGAAGTACAAGCAAGCTAACCTATACCTCAAGAACCTATACGGTACTATCGAGGTTGACGGTCAGCTATTTGAGCAGGCTGCAGAAAACTATCAGGCATTCATCAACGTAGTTGACAATGAAATTAAGGGTCTGAAGAAGGATCTTGCTCAGGACCTTAACCGTCAGGTTTACGGTGATGGAACCGGTAAGCTCGCAACTGTTGCATCAGTAGCTGGTGCAGTAATTACAGTTGACTCCACTAACTGGCTAGTTGAAGGTATGGTTATTTCACTACGTACCTCAGCAGGTGCAGCTCGTGGAACCTTCACTGGTGACGGATCAACCGGTACCACTCCACTATTCGTAACTGCCATCAACAGCGCAACTACCTTCACAGTAGCTAAGCTAACTGACGGTGCAGCCCCAACCCTAACTGGTGTTGTTTCAGGTGACCTCGTTCTACGTGGTTCAGCTGACGGCGCAGGTGCATCAACCTTCGTTGACAACTGGAACAAGGAATGGACTGGACTTGGCGCAATCGTTAAGGCAACTGGTGTCCTACACGACATCGATCCAGCAACTACTCCAGTATGGGCAGCTAAGGAATACACCTCAGTCGGAACTCTATCCGAACTAGGTCTAATCCAGACCGTACAGGCAGTAGACAAGAAGGGTGGAGACGTTGACGTATTCCTAGCATCACCGGGTGTATTCAACGCTTACTGGAACCTTCTAACCGGTCTACGTCGTTTCAACGACACTGCAGCACTAACTGGTGGTCAGCGTTCATTCAACTTCACTGCAGCAGGTAAGGACATTGCATTCGTATCTGACTTCGCTGCACCAACCGGAACCCTATACGCTCTATCGAGCAAGGAACTGGTGTTGAACCGCAAGAAGGACTGGTCATGGATGGACCGTGACGGTTCTATGTGGACCCGTAGCAACAACACTGACGCATACAAGGCAGTGCTGTACCAGTACTCTGAGCTAGGTACCTACCGTCGTAACGCACACGCAGTTATGACTGGTATCACCGAAGCCGGAAACAGCTACTAAAAAAAATTGCCCAAGGGTGTCAGGCTCCGTCTCTCCTGATACCCTTGGGCTTTCTAATAGGAGACAACAATGGAAATACTAGACTTTAGCCGTATCGACGGTTTAACACACGAATATCAAAGACGAGTAGCAAGTGTAATCCGAGACATGTACCCTACAGTACGTTTACTTAAACTTTATCCCGGACATCCATCATTTAACCCAGAGAAGCCATACGCTCTCGTAGACGAACCCGAACTTCTCCCTCCCTACGTAATAAAAACCCTTGCAGAGTCACAGATCGATGCAAGACTTGTAGCCGAATTAGCTATGGGAGACAATCAAAACCCAGACGCTATAGCAAACAAATGGGAAGTATTACAGCAAGCAGAACAAGCTTTACAGATGAAAGCAGAACTAGAGTATTACGAAGAACGTAAAGATCTACTCAAGTCAATGGTAAAATCGAAGAAGCACGAATATAAGCATGACGGTCACGTTTTGAGGAAATAATGCCAGCAGAAACATTTACAAGAACCACAGTTGACGTATCAGACAGAATACGCACAACATTCGGCGACACGTCAGGAGCGCAAGTAACCGATGCGATGGTCATACGTTGGATCAACGACGGTCAAAGAGAAATCATCAACAATAACCCAGTCCTAAAAGCAACTAAATACACAAACTTTGTTGCAGGACAAACCGAATACACGTTCCCTACAGATGCAGTGCAATTCATTGAAGCTGTATATGTTGATGGTAGACCAATCAAAAACCTTAGCCCACAAGAATACCGTGAATACATTCTCGAAACAGATCCAGAAGTAGAAGAAACATCAGCCTATCCTGCAATCTGGTATGAAAGAAACGGTGTAATAACTTTCTACCCTAAACCAACCACAACATACACAAACGGTTTAAAACTAGAATACGTAAAAACACCTGCAGACATTAATGCGATCAGTTCAGGAACAAACCTGACCATCCCAGACAGATACTTTAATCAACTAGTTGACTATGTTCTAGCTAGAGCATTAGAACTAGACGAAAACTATAGTGCAGCTCAATACAAAACAGCGCAATTCCGTGAAGGACTAGACCGTCTAAACCAGCAAGAAAACATTTCTCAAAGAGACATGTATCCCAGCGTAATGATGGACCCCGACGACTACTATGGATAGCACATCAATCTCCCGAATCAGGGAAATACAGTTAAAAGACTTCTCCGGTGGTTTAAATAACTATTGGGACCCATCATCTATCTCAGATAATGAAGTTTCAGCGTTAATAAACATGGAATTCACCACAAATGGTGCATTACAGTCACGACCACCAATCGTAAACAGCGGTTTCGACGTACCAGTAGCAGGTCAATACGTAGACATCCTAGGCTACTACATGACATCAGCTGGCATACGTTACCTTGTAGCAACAACAGATGATAAAACTTGGGTATTTAACACTAACGCTCCGGGATGGACACAAATCTGGGCTTACAAAGCCACAGGCTACGTGCAATACGCTGAAGAAGTAGTCCTATCTAAAGCAAGCACTGGTGGTACACGCTGGAATCCATCAACCGGATCAACAGCAATCTCAACAATGCCAGCCCTAGACGGCTTACTAGTGTTCCGTGACCGCATGTTCGGATGGGGAGTACAAGGAACAGCGCAACAAACCAACTTTTATTTCAGCGACATCATCACACTAACATCCCCAACAGGTGTATACACATGGGATCCAGCAAACAACGTGATACCAGTTGGACGTGGCGACGGTCAAGCCATCACAAACATGATCGCAGACACCGACAAAATCATAATCTTCAAAACAGCAGGCACCTACATATTCTCATATCTAGGATCAGGTATAACAACAACAAGCCAACTAGATCTATTCCAAGCAGGAATCGGTGCAGAAAACAAAGAATCAGTAGCAGCATACCGCAACGGATACGTAGTACTACACGACCAAACCCTATACAAGCTTCAAAACAACGGCTTCACACCATTAAACTCACAGCAAGTAGCATTCTCAACAAAATCAGCTGCACCAGCACACAAAAAGAAATTTGCTGTATCAGTATTTGGAGACAGAGCACTCGTATGGTTCTCCGGAAACCTGTATGTTCTAAACCTATTAACAGGAACATGGAGTCAATGGGAATCAACAACAGACTTAGCATACGTCAAACAGATGCCAACCTTGGCTGCAGAAACGCTGTCAAACGAAGTTGGCTACGGAGTGACCGGATCTGGCTCATCAGCTAAATGGCTGATCTACAAAATTGTTAACTCACCAATAACAACATCAACACCAGAATCATTTATTTGCAAACTTAAAACAAAGATCTACGATTTTTCCACGCCAGTCGAATGGAAACGCTTATACTGGTGGGGAGCAGACCTCTCCGCTTCAGGCACAGTAACCACAAAAGCTTACGTAGTAGCCCTATCCGGAACAAATACCACATGGGATACAGTCGATTTAACCACTTGGGATGAATTAGACACCCGTAACTGGGACAGACTTAGCGACGCAGACGCTGTAGTCACAACCACCAGAACCATCTCTGGTGATATCCCACAAAGAGCCTTATTAAAGCTAGAAAACGCCTTACGTTTTAGACGCATCTATTTTGAGGTATACTTGAACTGCGATGGCACGTCAGCTACCGCACCGGCACAAATATTTACTTTAACTCCAATGATCGGAATTAAAGCAAAAATGACTCAAGGAGTATCTTAATGAAAAAGATATATGGTGCTCCTAGCTTCAACGAATATGCTGCTGGAGCTAAAGTATATGGCGGTGGACGCTACAACCCAACTATGGGTCCAGTAGATAAAACTGGCTATGCTGAACGTGACCGCAAACTAAAAGTGCGTAGGAATGCTTTACAAGCTAAGTTAAAAGCTACCGGTAAAAAAGCTTACGCTAGTTCAGATGCGTTGAGGTTTATGTAATGGCTGATAAGAAAAAGAAAATAAACTTTTGGGAAGATCCAACATTCCAACAGTTTTATCAACCTTATGAAGAGCAGGGTTTACGTTCACGTATTACTGAACAAAACAGATTAAACACTCTTCGCACAGACATTTTTGGTGCAGGTGGTGCACTTGCACAAAATCGTTTACAAGAAGCTGAAGATCAAAATCGTTTAGCTGAAGAAATGGCTTACCGTGGACTGCTTCAATCTGGAATATACTCTGGTGGGCAAAAGGGCTTAGGAACAAAACTTCAAGGTGAATACACTAAGCAAAGAACTGGGCTTGAGCAAGGATATGAAAAGCAAACTAACCCATATTTTCTTATGCAGCAAGGTTTAAAAATGAACCCTGATGGTTCTATCAGCCCTCTCGCTCCGGGAGAAGAAATAACAGATCTTACTACCGGAAAAAAATCTAAATACAATTGGGCTACAACCGATGCAGGTTTAGCTGCTAAACAAGCCGCTCTTATGCAATATCTTTCAGCTATGGTACCTAGAGGAATGCAATAATGCCTACACCGCAACCAAATCCAGAACCAACATACACGCCTGAAGAAGAACGAAAAAGAATTCAGGCTTTACAAAACTATTGGCAAAACAATACTTCTGGATGGTCACCGCTATCAATGATTGGTGGTGCACCTAACGTTGATCTATCTAACCGTACAGGTTACGGATTCCCCTATGGTGCAGCACCACAAGATCAGTCATGGGTCGGTCAAAGATACGGTGTGGGTAATCAACCAGCAACTTTAGAATCAATCATCGCTAACTTGCAACGTAATCCACGTCTAATGGACACTCCAAGTCAAGACTTTTTAAATCAATTATCTCCAAACATTCCTGCTGTTGTAACTAGAAGCGATCCGGGAGCGATACAACAGCAAGCCCAACAGGATGCAACATTAACTTTGCTACAATCGATGCTAGGCAACAGAGCTGACGTTAGCGGTTTTGATGCAATACTTGGTGACATCGCTAACCAACGTAAACAAGCTTCAAAAAGATATCAAACCTATTCTGCACAGATCTCTGATCTTTTTGGAAATTTGGGTCGTAAGTCAACTACTTACGCTGAAGAACAAGCTGCTATCGGAGAGTCCGCTGCAGCTACTCGCTCACAGCTAGCTGCACAGCAAGCACAAAGAACGCAATCTACACGTGAAGCAGATGCGTTAAGATTAAAGACCGCTAATGAAGCTCGTGCAGCTTTAGGTGGTCAAGATTTTGCCGCAGCAACAGCTGGTGGAGATATCGTTACACAGCAAACAGAGCAAGCCTTAACAGATCAAGCGGCTTTAGGTCAAACAACAATTGACACCATTTTAGCTAACGAAGCTTTAGCTAAACTAATGTCATCCCGTCAAGCTGGCGGTTTCGATATCGCTGGTCAACAAGCTCAACAGCAGCTAAATATGTCTTACGAAGATTTGCTATCCGCTTTAGGTGGTCAAGAGGCTCAAACAAAAATGCAAAGATCACAAGCTATTTCTGCTGGTGCACCATCTGTTTCAGAACAGTTAGCTGTCATGAACGCTACACAAAACTTCATAAACGCACAAGCTAACACTGGTACTTCTAGTGATCCAGCTACCGTTTGGATGCAAGCAAACCCTGCTTCCGCTGCACAAGCAAACCGTTTATTGTCTACGTTTATTCCTTGGGTAACTAGTGAAGCACCATCAGTAGATCCTAATACGGGAAAAACACCTACGCTATTACAGTTAGTAAACGCTTACTCTAAAAAGCATCCACAAGGCGCAAAAATCCTACAATCAGATCCAGCCTTATATAGTTTAATTCAAGCCTACACCGGTTTAAAATAATCCGGTAAACTAGTAGTATGCCTACTAACTCAACTTTCGACGCATATTTCCAGCAAGCAGCCGCACGTCTGGCACAGAATAGAAACATACCTGCCGCAAGTAACGTTTTTCAAGGATATAAACCAGCATCTGGTGAAATGGTTAAAGGTAAACCAGACGAAACTTTAGCAGGCAATCTAGGTCAAGGACTAATCGATTTTCTATCATCAGGAACATATGCTGTAGCCGGTATTGGACAACGTGTAGGCGAAAGCGTCGACAAACTAGGGCGAGGAGACTACAGTAACGTATTAGCCGACCTGACTGGTATCGGTGCAATACAGGGAGCTGTCGGCGGTATTCAAAACCGTCGCACATGGTCAGACAACTTAAAAGCATTAGGTGCAGATCAAGGCACAGCATCAGGTGTCGGACTTGGCTTAGACATTGTATTAGATCCACTATGGTTAATTCCCGGAGGGGCAATTGCAAAGGGTGTAACAGGAACCGCTAGAGGAATTGGTGTAGGAAGTAGACTCAGCAAAGAAGGAGTCAAACTTACACCAGAAGCAGTTAAAGGTGTACAAGAAACCACTGCAGGATTTGTTCGCCCCGGACTACGAAACCTACCAAAAGAGAAAAGCGACCTTGGCGTATTAGCTGATGTATTAAAACCAACTGGACAAAAAATAAGTCCAATCAGCGGTCAAGGACTACAAAACTTTTATCAAGGAATTAAACAATCTAACATTGAAAACTATTCAGAATGGATTGCACAACGCTACGAAAGAAAAGTCAATAAACTTCAAAGAAAAATTGACAAGATCGACACTATTGTTGCCGATATTCCAGCACAAAGTGAATTAGGTTTAGCATCTGCACTACCATTTGCTGAGAACGCTGAACAAGCCGCAGAAACTGTAGTGAAAGCGACAAAAGAAAAAATAGCTACACCAACAGTCCCCGACGAAATTAAAGATGCCGGAAGTGCACAAGACTTAATAGAGTCTACCGCTCGAAAAGGAAAGAAAGTTAAAGAAGCTGCAGCTCCAGCCGTAGCTGAAAAGATCCCAGTAACCCCTGTTCCTGAAAAAGCTATTTACACTAGATCAGCTGAAGAACTTGGTGTTGCTAGAACCGAATGGCAGCGTCGCATGGGATTAGACACAGCTGAAATAGATTACGCTGCAGTAAAAGCGAGTGCCAATGCACCTGAAATGGCTAAAGTTTACGATCAGTTAGTAAGCGACCCAACAAACCCTGCAGTGCAATCAGCATACGCAAAACTAGTTGAAGAAACAAAACAGCAATACGAATACTTGACCAAAGAACTTGGCATCAAAATCGAATTCGTTAAAGAAGATCCATACAATGTTGTAAAAGCTGACGGCACCACCGTACCAGACTCACGCTTAATGATGCGAGACGTGTTAGAAAACAAAACACTTAAAGTACGTGACAGCGCAATCGACTTCGAAGAATACCCACACCCACTACTAACAGTAGAAGAAAACAACCTGTTCCGTGCAGTGCACGACTTCTTCGGACACGCAGCATCAGGAAGAAGCTTTAACGCTGACGGAGAAGAAGCAGCATGGGTATCACACTCAAGCATGTTCACACCAGAAGCCCGTAGAGCAATGACCACAGAAACCCGTGGACAAAACTCATACTTCAACTTTTTTAATCCAGAAAACAAACAATTCGCTGTACAAAAAGCAGCCCTATTCCCAGAAGAATACACACTACTACCATCCGAACTAGACTTAGTAACTGGACAAGCAATAACCACAAACACATTCTTCGGCAGACTCACAAACGCACTATCCGAATTCTCAGACTTCGTTCTCGACGACTTAGGCTTAGTACAAACACCAATCAAAGGTCAAAAACTATACAGCCCACAAGACATCGAAAAAATTAAAACAAAAGTAGACGAAATAGTAGCAAAAGACGTCTACCCACCAAACAGTCCAATTCACAAAGAAATAAGCGCAGCTTTAGAAGAGCTAATACAAAAACTAAACACCCCAATAGTGGGAACAGGATTTGTTGAAGCTTTAAAAACATTTAAAACAAAAGGTGGCAAATCATTAGAACTATTACAACAACTACTCGACAGACCACTTATAGCGACCAGCCTACTCAAAGACCTAGCTAGAGCAGAAGGCAGAGAACTAGCTGCACCAGCAGCATTCAAACCAACCTATTGGGGAATAAAAAACGGCAAAACAGAATTTAACGTAGACACGCTAGCTAAATATTTCCCCGACGACGAACTATTATCAGATCCTAAAAAACTAGGCATCGCAATGGGCACCACGCCAATGGGTAAAGCAAAAGTATATGCCCGAAAAGGCGAAACACAACAGCAAGCCTATCAACGCTACCAAACGACAATCTGGGAAGATTTCAGAGCACGCAACCTAGACCAACTACAAGAAGTATCCAATCTACAGAAAGCTGATTGGGATCTGAAATGGCAGCAAGCAGACAGCGAAATCTTTACAGAAACATCAGCAGGACAACTAGTAGGAATTGGTAAACTACCAGAAAACCTACCATTCTCAGTTTTAACTGGATCATTCAACGGGCAGCCAGTAACCACACTTGGAAGAATGGTCGAAAACATTGGT